TCTAGGCGCAACTGTTCCCGTTCCTGTTCCCTCTGTTCACGCTGGAGCGACTTGCGCTCGCGCGACGTGTTCCACTCACCGCCGGTCAAGGCTGAGCCTCCCGCAGCCATGCCTGGCAGATCTGCACCGTGTCGGGGTCCAGCTCCTGCGGGAAGGATCCGCCTTGCAGGCACAATCCCGCCCCGGCTTCAATCTCCTGGAACGTAGATAGGTAGTAACTGGCGCAGAGGATCCCGCCACTGAAGCGGAACTCTACGATCGGTTCAGGGTGTCCGCCCCGTACCTGGCGCGTCGCTGTCAGGCGGACATCTAGGACGGATCCCTGGCGGGTTAACACTTGCATGGTGCCTTGGCTCGGCTGTGCCCTAGCACAGTAGCAGCAGCCGCAACCCTTGCCAGCTGGTACTGAGCTGGTACAGTAGCGAGGCATTGAAGCAAGCCCTGCCATGCAACCAACCACATCTAAGGCCAGCCCGGCCCTGCTGGAACGGATCAACCGTCTAGACGGTTGTGCCGGACAGTGGATCCTCGACCTGCGAGACCGTGACAATCGCGGATACGACCTGCACCATTTGAGCGCTGGTTTCAGTGCTGCCGGCTTCGGAACGATCAAGGATCCTACGGGTGCGCTGGAGTTCTGCTGCGCTAACCGCTGGAAAGACTGCCGCCTCCTGTTCAGTGCCGACAGGTTGAACGATGATTGCTCATGGCCGGGAGGCTACAGCGCTCCGAGCATTTATCGGTCGAACGCCCGTGTCTTCCGGGATGAGTTCCGCCGCGAGCTGGAACTGGCGGACGGCGACGCGGACGGGATCAGCCTGGACGTCCGGTACGTGTCCGAGGAAATGCTCGAAACACTGGACAGCTTGGAGGGTTACCCTCTGATCAGTGAGGAAGACCACAGCGAACTGGAACTGGAACTGCAGGATGAAGCCTGGGACAGCTGGGCGGCCGCAGACTGGCGGGCGCTTGTGCTGCAGTCGCTGGCTGATCATGCGCCCGACTCGATCGAGGATCCTGAGGATTGGGCAGAAACTGCCCTGGAACCCGTCACGTCAGAAACGCTGTTCGAGCTGTTCCGGGCCTGCTGCGATCAATCCTCAACCTACTGGCAGGAGGAATCGGACGGCGAACAGTGGATCGACCTTAAGCGTGCATCCTCTGCGCTTGATCTGGCGGACCTTAAGGATTTGACCGGGCTAGCACTGCTGCCGGCAGATCAGGAGTGGAGGCGGGAGCCGTATCCGTGGCCGGACGGATCCTCGGATCCTCTGGCGCCTGCCCTGGCTTGACGCGATCCTCGCTGCGCTCGGCTCGCAAGCTGCTACAGTTACAAACGAGAACCCAACCCTTAGGACTCACCCCATGACGAATTTTGAGCATCGTTGGACTGGAACCTACGTGTCAGGCTCCACGGCCTGCGCTGTGGTGAAGTATCACGGCCCGACCAACACTCGCGGATCCCGTTGGATCGCCACCATTAAGCGTGGTGGTGGTGAAGTGTGGCGAGCGGCTGTACCGTTCCAGGATGGGCCGCTAGTGGCTGCCGTTGCCGCGGCTCGTAAGTTCGGCGCAGACTGGACGCCTGAGACCTGTCATAGCATCGATTCTGATACGTACGCTGTGGGGTTCTGATGCGGTACAACGTTTGGCTGCTACGTGAGGATGGGACGCCATCGCCGGCGGGTCCGTCTTCTATCACCGCCGATGGGATCGAATACACCGCCGGCCAGTATGCGTCACGGGAGATCTGGCCTGCAGTGCTGGACTACTTCAACCAAACCAATGGGGAGGGCTGAGCTGTGCCGTCTGGAGTTACCGTATGGGCCGTGGAACTTACCGATACGTTCGGCGGTGAGGCTAATTACAGCTGGGCGCGACGTGATCAACTGGAGCTACCGGCTAGCGCGTCTGACCGCCGGATTGTCACCGCTGCTAAGGCTGCCCTGGGACTAACCGGTGTCCGCTGCCGGCGGTTCGATTACGGCGAGGGTTTCGAGCTACGGCCCATCGGATCCCTGACCGTGGCTTTTATCCTGCCGGTCTATTGACCCGGAACCCTACCGACCAACGGCCCGGCCATGCTGCCGGGCTTTTTTCGCGGCGCTCGCTGCGCTCGCTTGCGAAACGTGAGAGCAGGGAGGTTAGCATGGTGGAAATGAGTTTGTGACTCGAACCGTGTCCGAATCTGACGGCCAGGAAGTAACGAAACCCACGACAGTGGCCAACGATGAGGCTAAGCGCTGGCGCGGTGGCAAGGGCTCGCAAGTCCGCATGGATGAGCGGATGAACTTCGCTTACTGCTGCATTCTGGAAGGTGGCACTGTTAGGCAAATCCAGCAGCGTGTGATGGATCGCTTTGCGGTGTCTGAAATCACAGCGCACAGAGACTACAAACGAGCCACCGAACTTCTAACAACAGAGCAAACAGAAACCCGTGCCGGATTGTTAAACCAAATCCAGGCATTGCGCCTTGCTACTGTTAAAAAGGCGCTAGCGAAAGGCCAGCTGCAGACTGTGGCGATGCTGCTAAAAGACATGGGCGCCGTGATCGGCGAGGCAGCACCGGAGCAGCAAGCCGCAGCCGCTCCCATCCTGCGAGTGGAGATCGACGACAAGCGAGCTGGTTGACCACCGGCCTGTTCTGTGCAACAATAGGGAGTCCCTAGGGAAACCCTCCCATGTCACGTATCCCCGCCACGTATCGCGAGCTTGCCTCGCGTGTCTTCGCTGCTCATGCAGGCGCAGGGCCCGAAGTCGCCGGCTATGGCGTCACGCCTTGGCGTGACTGGCTGTTTTTCGGCGCGTTCGGCGTTTGGTTCGCTGTGCCCAAGGCTGACCCGCTGGCCAACCCTCGGCCATTCCTGTGTTCACTGGCGCAAGCCAAGGCCAACCTAAAGGCGGGGTTTTGAACCGTGCTGCGCATCCTGTCCCGTCCGCTCCCGTTCACTGCCGCCACGCTGTCGGCTGTGCTGCTGGCAGTCTTCGCCACTGAACTGGCGAAACAGAGCGCTTACGCTTACGGCGCCTGCCTCGCCAGGCATGGCTCTGTCGCCTACTGCCGGCTGATAGTGAGCGGGCGCTGATCCCACCCCACTTCTCCCCATCGCATCGCCTCACCATGGCAACCCTGACCACACTCGCCGCGCTGCTGCTGGCGCTGATCCTGCTCCCGCTGCTGGTAATCTGCTGGGCTTCGGAATCTCGGCAACAACGCGCTAGGCGCTGGCGTCGCGCTGGCTGGACACAGCAGCGGATCGCTGATCGACTCGGATGCTCACGCTCCACCGTGCGGCGGCTGCTCACGGCCTGACGCCAGGCCAGCCGCTGCCGGACTAGTACGGGCGCACTACCGGGGGCAGGGTCCGGCGATCGGTGGCGCGTGGCGGCGCTCAGGGAACCTACTGACACATTCCCAATTCCTTCCTCTGTTACACACCGGGGGGCAGGGGTTCAATTCCTGTAATACCCTAGAAGGTACCCTCCCCCACAAAAATGCCCGAAACGGCTGGAACACTCTCCCTCCGCTACGCCCAAGGGCAAGTTTTCTCCAGCCGCACACGCTTCCGCGTCCTAGTTGCCGGCCGCCGCTTCGGTAAAAGCTACCTTTCCTGCATCGAATTGCTGCGTGGAGCAATCGAACGCCCGGGCGAAACCTTCTTCTACGCCGCCCCGACCTACCGAATGGCGAAAGACATCGCCTGGAAAGTCCTAAAAAAGCTCGTCCCCAAAGCTTGGATCAAATCCAAAAACGAAACCGACCTCAAAATCGAACTCGTCAACGGCTCCACCATCGAACTGAAGGGCACCGAGAACGCCATGGCCCTGCGCGGCCGCAGTTTGGCTGGCGTGGTGCTCGACGAAGCCGCCTTCATGGACTCCGAGGTCTGGTTTGAGGTCATCCGCCCCGCGCTAGCCGACAAACAAGGCTGGGCCCTCTTCATTTCCACCCCGGACGGCACCGCCAGCTGGTTCTACGACCTCTGGTGCTACTGCGAAGAAGGCGACACGGACTGGCAGCGCTGGCAATTCACCACCATCGAAGGCGATAACGTCCCACCAGAGGAAATCGAAGCCGCCCGCGCCCAACTCGACGCCCGCACCTTCCGCCAAGAATTTGAAGCCAGCTTCGAAAACCTCTCCGGCCTCGTCGCCATCTCCTTCTCGGACGACAACATCGACAAAATCGTCCAAGACCTCCCCGTCCTACCCCTTTTGCTGGGCGTGGACTTCAACATCGACCCCATGTCAGGCATCTGCGCCGTCAAAAAAGGCGACGTCCTCTGGGTTTTCGACGAAATCATCATGACCGGCGGCGCCACCACCTGGGATCTCTGCGAAGAAGTCCAATCCCGCTACGGCGTCGAACGCCGCATCATCGCCTGCCCCGACCCCACCGGCGGCGCCCGCAAAACCAGCGGCGTTGGAGCCACCGACCACAACATCCTCCGCAAATCCGGCTTCACTGTCTCCAGCCCCCGCTCCCCCTGGAAGATCCGCGACAAAATCACCTGCGTCAACACCGCCCTCCTCGACGCTTCTGGAACCCGCCGCCTCTTCATCCACCCGCGCTGCAAAGAACTGATCAAATCCCTCCGCACCCTCACCTATTCCCCTGGCACCGGCCTCCCCAACAAAAACCTCGGCGTAGACCACGCCTTCGACGCCCTCGGCTACCTCTGCCTCCAGACCTTCAACCTCGCCAAACCCGAGAACCTCGGCAAAACCAACTATCGTGTGTGGTAAGCACCGTCGGTATAAAACATGGCCCCGAAAAAGCCCTCCAAAGCCCAGAAAAAAGTCTCAAAAGTGATGCGTGAATACAGCAAAGGCGAACTCCACTCGGGCAGCAAAGAAGGCCCCGTTGTCAAATCCCGCAAGCAAGCCATCGCCATCGCCATGTCCGAAGCCGACATGAAGAAAAAACCCGCCAAAAAAGGTAAGAAATAGCCTCAATCCTTCCCCCCGAGGCCCCTAATGCAACTAATCCACTCCACTTCCGTCACCACCCCTTACCCCTTCGGCACCTCCACAGGCGGCGCCGCATCTTCTGCTGGAGCCACCGACGCCTTCGGCCGCATCCGCACCTCCAGCCCCCTCACCCTTTTCGACTCCAGCCACCGCTACCGCGACAACGGCCTCTGGAGCACCGCCACCGCAACCGGCGGCACCTCAACCTTTGACGCCAACGCCGGCCTAGTCAACCTCGCCGTAACCACGGCCTCCGGTTCCTCGGTCATCCGCGAAACCACCAAATGCTTCTCCTACCAGCCGGGCAAATCCCTGCTGGTGATGTCCACCTTCACCCTCAACCCGGCCAAAACCAACCTCCGCCAGCGCATCGGCTACTACGGCGCCGCCAACGGCATGTACCTGGAGCTGGACAACACCACCCTCTCCTTCGTCGAACGCAGCTCCTCCACCGGCTCTCTAGTCGAAACCCGCGTCGCCCAATCCGACTGGAACACCGACCCCCTCAACGGCACCGGCCCCTCCAACCTCACCCTCGACCCCACCAAAGCCCAGATCCTCTGGATGGACATTGAGTGGCTGGGCCTTGGCACAGTCCGCATGGGCTTCATCATCAACGGCAAATTCATCCACTGCCACTCCTTCCACCACGCCAACATCATCACCTCCACCTACATCACCACCGCCTCCCTCCCCCTCCGCTACGAAATCACCAACACCGCCGCCACGGCCAGCGCCAGCACCCTCAAACAAGTCTGCTCCACGGTCCTTTCTGAAGGTGGCTACGAACTACGCGGCCTCCAGCAAGCCATTGGCACACCCATCAACACCCCCACAAGCCTCGCCACCATCGGCACCTACTACCCGATCGTCTCCCTCCGCCTGAAATCCACCACCCTCGACGCCATCGTCATCCTCACCGCCATCTCCCTCCTCGGCGTCACCACCAACACCAACTACAACTGGCGCGTCGTCGCCAGCCCCACCACAACCGGCGGCACCTGGGTCAGCGCCGGCACCAACTCCTCCGTCGAATACAACATCACCGGCACCTCTACCGCCGGCGGGCGCATCCTCGCCCAAGGCTATTTCAGCGCCTCCACCCAAAGCTCCCCCACCATCGACATCCTCAAAGAAGCCCTCTTCAAATTCCAGCTGGAGCGCGACGGCCTCACCAGCACCCCCTCCGAACTAAGCCTCGTCATGACAGGCAGCACATCAACCTGTAGTGTCCACGCATCCATGGACTGGGAGGAAATCAGCCGCTAATGGCCATCCAAACCATCACCGGGGGCTGCATCCACGTCGAAATCGACGCCGAAGACGGCCTCACGCACGCCACCTTCGCCTTCAAAACCCCTTCCCTCCCCGAAACTCTGGGCGGCTTCGTCACAATGCTCGCCCACGGCATCGAAGTGCTGGTGCCCATCAACGACCCCGACGACGAGGAAGAAGACGA